GTTATAGTACTTATCTCTGATAAATTCATAAATAGAACTAACTACAAAGATCTTTAATTTGTATTGTTTCATGTTATTTCCTTTTGGATTTATAATAATTAAGCATTGGTTCATCAACATATGACAATAAACTCTCTATCCTATCAAGGATGGCATTTAAGACGCTAATACCATCCTCGAATCCACGGTTATTTCTGTCAGGCATATGTTTTGATGCTTTCTTAATAAAAGTCCTTAAATGGACTATTTCGTCTTTAAGATTAGTCTTCAAAATCAAATACAACCTTTCCATCTTTTAAGTATTGCTCGAATTCTTCATCTGATTCAAAAGGATCACTTTCTAAACCACCTGGATAAAAGTTTACAGGAGATCTCCAAGCCCTCGTCTGTCTTTGATCTTCTACGCATTCATCACAATTATGATAATGACCACTCCATCCATCTTTGGTTTTATATGTATCACACATATTACAGTGTCCATAGATCTTTAGAGATGATCTCTTTTTAGCCCAATATACAATTGGTCTTGTTACTACATAAATAATTGTCTGTATAAACACCTTGAAAGATGTTAAGACAATACCAAGCAGCATTGTTGAGTATTTCATGTTGGTTCCTTTCCTTTTAATGAAATATTAAGCCCGTTTCCTTACCTTGAGAGTATATAAGGAATACTGTGCTATGAACACAGCTAAGACACTACCTTACGGGCATTAAAAAATGGAACCAGGGATGTTATTGATTTTCGGTCTTAATAATCTGGGTAGATTACAATCAACAACATTATCCCTGACTCCATGCTTTCGTGAACTCCTTAATTGCCCTTTTCGTTGATTCGCACAACAAGATTGGCAAACTATTGGAACGCTGTGTATTTATAGACCCTCGACTTAGTCTTTTATACAAACGAAAGGGCCAGCAACAGTATGAACTGACCCTCCGCTATTTACCAGCTACCGTAATGCCTGAACTGCGGAGTCCTGCATTCGCTGGTTAGGTTAAAGAAGATCACGACTCTAGGATACCCTACGGGCTAGCTTTATCGTTTCCTCTTTAAAATAATGGGGCAAATAACAGTGAGATCGAAGTGACATGACATTGTGCTTTTTGATCTGCTAATATCCATATTTACCCCATTTTTAATGGTTGAATATAACTTATGCACTTTTTAAAGTGTAAGGATTTAAAAGGGGAGCCAGTACTGTGACTAACTCCCCTAAGGTGAACGATGAAAGATCCAGGAAACAGGAACTATCTATGATCGGCTATTACATCCGTAAAACTCGGTAAATCATCAAGATTCACTTCTACCCTTGGCTCTCTCATCTTCCGATATACCGCAATTCTCAGATTCTTCTTCTTTCTCTTGCCATAGGTCGCAAGTTCGCCTTCGAAACCAAGATACTTCTTCATGTATTCAGCAACTTCAGCAGTCTTAGACTTGGATTCGCCATTTGCCCAAACAGTAAACCTACCGCATCTGTTGCGAATATCAGCCATTGAGTTGGTAGCTACTGGATGAAGTGGATCATCAGGATTAATCAAAGCCTGCACAAAAGATGCGGTTCCTTGAAGAAAACCTAAGACTTTGTAAACAATCATCGTTACCCAATTGGTACCATTAATCTGTGCATCAAATTGAATGTTACAGTTACCTAATTTCATAATATACTCCTTTTGTAGTGTATTATAGTTGTTGGTTGTTTCTGCATTGTTGCAGTATCTACGGGGGCTACGGGCCCCATGGTATAGGGTTGAACGATTAACGCATGGTTTTAATGTTCCTACATTATAACCAGCAGGTAGATGATTGTAATTGATTGTACTCAACCATCTCTCAAGTTCAACCATATTGACAATGTACAACCCTATAACAAGGGGGGTGGGAAACGTATATATCTCTCACACGCATTCTGATAATATTTTTGAAAGTTTTTTTCCAGTAGATTCCGCCATGAAGTATAGTAGGATATTGAAGTTTGATCGTGCTACTGGTGGTTTTGTGCGTGTTAAGGTTCCGAGTACTGAGATTGATGAGATATTGTATTTAAGGGATTACATGTATTCGAGGCGTTGTATAGACGATGTAAAAAACAGGATGAAATATTCATTTTTTAAAAAAAAGTTGTTGTTTAATTGATATAGTACTATGTATATATAGTACTATATATAGTACTATATGTAATTATACTACGTTAGTACTTCGTATAATTACTATGGTAGTACTATTGGGATGTACTATATGAGAAGTACTATAGTAGTACTATATTGGGAATAAAATGGAAAAAATAACAAGAACGGTAAAGGTCAATGATTATAAGCCAGTTGAGTATACGGTTTATAATTTAGATGAGGCAGTTGCGGAGGGTATTGAGTATAAGTATTGGCAGGATTGTAATGCTGGTGATTATGGTTGTTCTGATGATGGTTATATAGCTTTGTGTTTACAGCGTAATCGTTACAAGACTGGTACAGAGGTGTCTATGGCATATGGAAAGATGTGGATTGGCAGCCATAGGAAGTTATTATATGAACCGAGGCGTGTATCTGGTAATTTTGCTAGAGTATCTTCAGAAACATTTGAATATGTAGAGGGTAAGAGTCAGAGGGCAAAGAAGGCTGTGGCTTTATATACCAGGATGATGTTGAATGGTGATACTATAGATTGGGATATGATAGGGAAAGTCTATCGTAAAGACCAAAAGAGGCCTGATCTTACTGCAAAAAGGTTATTTAAACAGGAGAATATACTAAATATGGTTGATGAGCGTATTGACAAGGCTTTAAAAGATCGTGATATGGGTGAGGGTAATGTTCTGGACATAATAGACGAGGCTATAGAGTTGGCGAGAAAGAAGGAAGACCCTGCCACAATGCTCCGAGGTGCTGAGAATTTGGTAAAAATCCTTGATATGCTTCCAAAAAGGGCAATTCAGACTGATACTATGCAGATTGATGTTACAAATGAGATAGTAGACCAAATAGAGAGTCATAATGAGAGTATAAAGCTTGAACAGAAGAAGGAATTATCAGTAAATGGCAAATAAAAGGCTAAATAAGAAGGAAATTCTATCAAATTTAAGGCGTGACATGGTTTTATTTGGGAAAGTAGCCATGCCTCAGATGTTTTCTGTTGAATCTCCCAAGTTTCACTATACTATAGCCAAGGATTTACTGGATAAGTCGAAAAAGCAGATAAATATCATTGCTCCCAGGGGTCATGCTAAGAGTTCTATCATAGGCGGTGTATTTCCTTTATATCATTTGATGTTCGATAAGGGTAAAAAGCTTATTGTTCTTGTATCGAGGACTCAAGACCATGCTATTAAGCTTCTTGGCACATTAAAGGACACTATGGATTATTCCAATCAGTTCAGGCAGATGTTTGGGTACTGGGGTCAGCATAGTGCAAAGAGTTGGGCAAAGACAGAGATTGAGTTAAAAGACGGTTCCATGATTATATGCAAGGGTACAGGCCAGCAGTTGCGTGGTATTAAGGTTGGGAACCAGCGTCCTACGTTAATTGTGGTTGATGACCCTGAGGATGAGGTAAATACCAAAACTGCTGAATCTATGGAGCAGAACCTTAGATGGCTGCTTCAGTCAGCTGTTCCTTCGATTGACCCTATAAAAGGTCGTATTGTTATAATTGGCACGCCTCAGCATGAGCGTTGTCTTGTAGAGACCTTAAAAGATATGAAAGGATGGGTCAATCATCTGTTCAGGCCAGATATTAAGAAGAAAGTTTCATTATGGGAGGAATGGTTCCCTATAGAGAAGTTATTGCAGAAAAAGGATGAACTGGAGTCTATTAACCGTTTATCTGTTTTTTACAGGGAGTACATGTGTGAGATAACAGGCGATGAGGACCAATTATTTAAAAAAGAAGATATTCAGTACTATGAGGGCGAGTTTTACTTAGATAAAGAAAATAATGGGTTCATTAACTTTAAAAGTTTAGGTGGCGAGGAATATGAGAAAAAGATACCAGTTAATGTATTTACTGGCGTTGATCCAGCTTCCAGCACAAAACAGACTGCTGACTTCTCTGTTATATTCAATTTGGCTATAGACAGTCAGAATAGGAAATTTGTTCTTCCATATTACAGAAAACATGCCAAACCTCTTGAATTAGCTGAATCCATAGTAGATAATTTCAGAAAGTACAGAAGTTCTAAGACCAGGATAGAATCTGTTGGTTATCAGGAGATGTTGAGGCAGTACGTACTAATGCGGTGCGATGAGGAGCAGTTATTCATTCCTGGGCTGAATATTAAGGAAAACCCCAGAAATTCTAAATCATCACGATTAGAAAGTCTGCAACCAGCATTTGCGAGGAAAGAAGTATTCATTGCTCATAACATGAGAGAACTTGAGGATGAGATGCTTTTATTCCCCAGAAGCAAGCATGACGATCTTTTAGATGGTCTTTATTATTCTTACAAGGGACATTATTCTCCAACTCACGAAGAGACTGATGTTCCTCTTCTTGGCAGTATTAGTTTTAACAAGTCAGATTGGCTATTAGCTTAATTTATATTAACTTTCGCCCCAAATGGCAAATGAAAAAGATCCATTAGTACAGGAATCTGAAAAACTTCTTGAGCAGTATCATGGTGAAAGAGCCACTTGGGCTTCTCAGGCGATGGAAGATGATGAGTTTCGGAACAATGAGCAGTGGAAGGGTTCTCATGTTTCTGAATTAGAGA